ATGTAAGTAAGTATATATTAGCTTTCTATGCGAAACCCGAAACTAAAACGATTACAAGTACTTCCAACGCAATGCCAGAAATAAGGTTTTGTGCCGGGAATATCAAACTCTCTAACGGTTAACCCTTTATCATCAAAGTCAGTAATAATTTTACGTTTTTCTTGGTAGCGGAAAAAAGATCGATTAGCCATGTCTGCATAGACCATATATAACCTCTTGCAAGGTTCTTGATAATTTGTATGCCATCCCATATAACCCGTATCAGGATAATAGAATGAGCCACTCATTTCAATAGAAGTGGAGGGATAAACTCTTTGTAATATCTCGATTAAATCTTCTTTTATATTGGAATTAACCTCTTCGAGATAATTTGAAAAATTCTTTAAGTTAGTCTTTCCATCTGCTGTATTAGTCATTGAACTTGCTAATTTCTTTTGCTTCTTTAATGCTTCTTCATCTACAAAAATCCCGGCATTATTTACATATCTAACGTTAATATTTGATTTTATGTTAAAGACAGCAGGTTCTATTAATGCGTTTAACTTCTCTTTTACCTCAAGAGAAAAAGGATTACGAACAACAGTCAAGAGGACGGAACAAAAGATCCTTGTGAAGGAGTTTTTTCTTCTGATATTTGAAGTTTTAATCTGTCTTCAATAGCCTTTACATTATCCGTACCAAGTACAGCTTTTACATCAGCAATAATATCGGCTTTTGTAAGATCAGTTCTTGATGTTAAAGATTCGGGCTTAGTTAAAAAACAACTTCCATAAGTAGAAGCTGAATACGATCCATCGACTCTTTTAACTGTGTAATGGGCTGTATGAACAAACCCATCACTGAGGTCATAATCTGTATTAGCTAGACCCCAAGATGTAGTTGCCATAACTAGAAAGGCTTACCAACAGCAGTCGTCGGAGTAGCAAGAGCAGCATCAATCTCAGCTTCTACAGCAGCAACGCCGTCAGCACCTAAAGCTGTTTTGACCCATGAAATGCAGGTAGCCGCATCTAGTGACTCATAAGCTTTGAAGTCAGAAGGGAGACTAGAAGGCTTGGTGAAAGTCACTGAACCTGTTTGTCTTGAATCAGGTGCTTCTGTGTTATCAGAATCATCAATCGCTTTGACACGATAGATAATTTTATTAACGTGATTGTCGGAAATGTCACGTTCCATCGTGTTCACTTCCCAAGTTTTTACGATTGCCATAATTTTGCAACTAAGTTGAGTTGTTTAGTAAGAGTTTAACCTTCTTGAGGAGCTTCAACAGAACAGGCTGCTGTTTCATCTTCTTTAACCATCTGTTCTAGCTCTGCATACTGAGCATTTTTAGCATTGAAGTCAGCGTAAACTTGTGCTTTTTCATTTTCAAGTTTTTTGCTTTCTTCGGCAAGAGTATTGAACCTGTTAGCCAAAGCTTCCGCTTCTGCTTTACGTGCATTTCTGCGTTCGATTAATGTTGACATAAGAAAAGGTTAGATAATAAAAGTTTAATTGTTAGCTTGGCATTGAAAATTACGGGTTACGCACCCTCCAATGCTGCTACTTTTGCAGCTAGTTCCTGTACTGCTTTGATCAAAGGTGATAGAAATTCATTATATCTAAGACCATACATATCATCTTCTTTGATAAAACCAGCAAAACCAGAACTAGGTTTACCAATATCATTCAAAACAGTCTCTATATCCTGTGCAATTAATCCGTAATGTGTCCTAGTTTTGTTGTTAAATTTATAAGAAACAGGATTTAATTTATTAATAAAGTCTAAGCCTAAATCAGAAGCAACAATTGTATTCTTTTCATTTCTATCTGATGTTTGAATTGTTCCATTCGTTGCATATACATCATCCCATTTCGCACCATTTACACCACAATCTTTTGTATTAGTAGTATTAGGTCTTATATCACCTGTGAATATTACTCCCGTATCGTAAGTGTGAAGTTTTTTACTGCCATTATAATAAAGTTCTACGTGAGCGTTTTGTGTCGCTTGAATCATTATCTCATCAGCAGAATCGGGATTATTAAGGACTTTTAACTGGTTTGTAAGTATTTTTAAAGAGCCAGTACCTCCTTCACTTATCTGAGAATTAGATCCGTCGTGAAATATCTGTAAATCATCTCCATTCCCAAGAATAACCTTGGCACTATTTGGCATGTCTAAATTGTCACTTAGCTCTAACTTTCCTGTTATTGACGCTCCATTAGTCGTCGTCTCAAACTTCTTTGAGTTGTCGTAGTAGAGATATAAAGAACCACCACCTATAGCAGCTAAATTATTTTCCCAAGCACCATCTTTATAGTTTTTTATATAGAAAGGTCCACCGTCATCTACATGAAGACGGAACATATCAGCAGCGTGTGTTTCTAAGTCAGAAGATAAATCAATAGTAGCAGCATTGTTATCTGGTCCTATAACTTTAATCCCATACGCAGTTGTCTCGAACCTCTTACCGTTGTCGTGATAGAGTTGTACTTCAGCTCCGGGTTTAGCAAGGATATTTGTTTCCCAAGCCGCATCACCGTAGTTTGCTAAATAAAAATAGCTGTTTGTATTAGCTTGTAGTCTCCATTTATCGACATTATCATCACCTTCATCAGCATATAAATTAATAACTCCATTGCCCCCTTCTGGTCCTTGAACAGTTATTCCGTTTGAATCAGTGAGAAAAGTTTTAATGTTATCGTAATAGAGTTCTACGGCTCCGTTAGATTTAGCTATAATAGATTCCTCGCCAGCAAGACCTCTTATATAAACTCCAGCTCCATTGCTTTGTAGAATTAAGTGGCCTGTACCTACATCACTTACATAACTAGAAGATCCATCATGGTAGATTTGTAGATCATCACTAGCACCAAGTTTAATTCTGTTATTACCAGATCCAGATGAGTCTTCTAAATCAACATTACCAGTTAAAAGTAAATCTCCACTTCCTAGATTGAGTGATCCTGTTACGGTTGCTCCCGCTGAAGTTGTCTCAAACTTCTTAACGTTGTCGTAATAGAGCGATACAGCTCCATTTTCAACAAACTTAATACCATCCTCTGTACCACCTGCATTAGTTATATTTAACGCACTTGCACTAATAGCAAGGAGTCCAGTACCAGTATCTTTAATGTGTGAGTTACTTCCATCATGGTAGATATCTAAATCATTCCCAGTTCCGAGGTAAATATGATAACCATCAACAGCTTGATAATTACCAGTAACTTTTACACCAACTGAGGTCGTCTCAAGCTTCTTACTGTTGTCGTAATAGAGTTTTGCAGCCCCATCTCTTTCAAATACAGCTAATGTTTCGTTACCTGTTTTTTCTCTTAGACGAATAGTATCGCTTCGTAATGCTAATTCTCCTGTTGAATTATCTAGATAAGAATTCGTTCCATCATGGTAGATTTCTAAATCTTCACTTGCTCCTAACTGTATTTTATTTGAATCGCTATTATTTCTAAGATGACCATCTGAAGTTATATACCACTGTGCAGCATTGTTGGTATAAATAGCTAATTGATCAGCACTGTTGTCATATTTCAAACCTCCGACAAAAGTATCATCAGAATCACCAAACATTAAATAACATTTTGCTTGATTGTTTTCTGTATAAGCTTGGATAAATGCATCAGAACCACTGTCGTCATGTTCTGCATGTACGAGTAGCTTTACATCTCCTGAAGATGTCTCAACCTCTACTCCATTACTAGTCGTTTTGAATTTACGGTCACTATCGTAATAGAGTTCTACCGATCCGTCAGCCGAAAAGCTTGCACAATTTTCAGAACCATCACCATTTGATATATAGGTGTTAGCACCTCTTAGGTAAAGAATCCCTGTTCCGTTATCTATATATGAGTTTGATCCATTATGCCAGAGTTGTAGATCATTTGAAGCACCCGCAGTAAATTTCCCGTTATCTGGAACGTTAACTAATCCTGTACTGGTAATTGTTAGTCGTGTTGTAGGTGAAGCTGCTCCATCTGCTGTCGTACCAAAAACAAGCTTACCGGGGGTATCATTTGCTCCGGGTGTACCATTGATAAAACCAGTAATAGAAGCAGCGGTATTTGTTAAATCTGTTCCATCTGCTCCACTAAAATTAATTGTTCCTAACGCATCACCATCTTGAATAACAGTGACACCACCAAGACCAGCAGCTCTACTCTTACCAAAGTTTAAAGTTCCTCCTTCATTAGAGGCTGAGTTACGAGTAATAGATAAACCACTAGCTGCATCTGTTCCTTCTATCTGTTGAATAGTTGTTAGGTTTGCAATAGCTCTTGGAGAAGTAAGACCAACAAGCAACCGACCTGAACTATCTATCCTTGCATACTCAGTAGCTTCATTAGATGATCTAAAATATTGAACATCTGCATTTAAAAATAAATTTGAGCTACCTGTTATTTGTAAAGCCTCACTATTTGATCCCGCTGTAAAAATTTTATGAGTAGCTCCACTACCATTTGTTCCTTGTATTCTTAATTCTGGATTTGATGCTGTTACATGAAACAATGCACCCGCAGCACCACCAATACCGATACCAGTTGCATTTGCTGTTAATTTTGTTTCTCCTCCAGCAGCCAGACTAACAGTATTCGTTCCACCAAATATTCCTGAATCTGAATCACCAAAATGAATAGCAGGTGCAGAATTACTTCCAGCAGTCGCAGCTAATACTCCAGTTAACGTGCCACCTGCAAGAGCTAAATATGTACTATTTGATGTAGAGCGTTCAGCCGAAGTAACCGTCGCTAAACCAGCCGGAGTGACAGACCTTGTTGTTGAAGTACCGGTTGTTGTCTCAGAGTTAGTTGCGTATTCACTAATTCCGGCGACTGTTGTAGAAGCTGCCGGAGTGGTCAAACTTCCGGGGCCAGCCATCTTAACGATGGTGTTATCACT